TTGATGCGTCACAACATCCTGAAGAAACTATCTGGTATTCTTAATGGCACAACAACTACAGAACATCACAGTAGCTGCTCCAGGCTTTGCTGGTCTTAACACACAGGACTCACCAATAGGTGTTGATCCCTCGTTTGCTGCTGTTGCAGACAACTGTGTTATTGACAAGCTAGGCCGTATTGGTGCGCGTAAGGGCTGGGTAGAAGTTTCTACTAATGGCTCTTCTGTATTAGGCAGCAGCCGTGGTATAGAAACCATGTACGAGTTTATTGATAACTCTGGCGATAAGGTCATACTGTCAGCAGGTAACAATAAAGTATTCAAAGGTACTACAACCTTAACAGATATTACTCCTAGTAGCTATACTCCTTCAGCTAACAACTGGAAAACAGTAACACTGAACAACCATGTGTACATGTTCCAGAGAGGCAATGAGCCGCTGATAGGCACAGATGAGTCAGGTTCTTTTGTATTAGAAAAAATGTCAGCACATAGCCACAGCACAGGAACTGCACCACAGGGCAATGAAGTATTAGCAGCCTATGGTAAATTGTTTGTAGCTGACATTACAGGTGACAAGCACACGGTATACTGGTCTGACACACTTAACGGTCATGCTTGGACAGGAGGCACTTCAGGCTCGTTAGACGTTACATTAGTATGGCCTACAGGCTTTGACGAGATAACGGCTCTAGCGGCCCACAATGGCTTCCTAATCATCTTTGGCAAGAAGTCTATACTGGTGTACTCAGGAGCCTCTTCTCCTGCTAATATGACGCTTACAGACACCATAGAAGGCGTTGGTTGCATAGCTCGTGACTCAGTACAGCACACAGGCACTGACATCATCTTCTTGTCTGAGACAGGTGTACGTAGCTTTGGCAGGACTATACAAGAGAAGTCTATGCCTATGCGTGACATCAGCAAGAATGTACGCACTGATTTGGTGTCTTTGATTCCTTTACAGACTAATCCTATCAAGTCACTGTACAGCTCTGAGGAAGCCTTCTACCTGTTAACACTACCTGACAGCAACACTGTGTACTGCTTTGACATGCGTAGGTCTTTAGAGGATGGTTCACACAGAGCTACTACGTGGTCAGGTATGTATCCTCTATCCTTTGCTGTGCTAGAGGGTGGTGAGATATACATAGGCATCTCTTCAGGTATTGTTAAGTACACAGGCTACATGGACGGTGCTAACAAGTACGAGATGCGCTACTTCAGTAACCCTATGGACTTTGGTAACACGTCTAATCTAAAGTTCCTAAAGAAGTTTAACTTGACTATTATTGGTGGTCAGAACACACCCACTACACTTAACTGGGGCTATGACTACACAGCTAACTACACTAAGCAAGCTTTTACATTTGGCGAGTCTAACATTGCTGAGTATGCTATAGCTGAGTACAACACCACAGGCGAGTACACCTCTTCTATTCTCATCAACACTCCAAAGGTTAACACCAGCGGTAGTGGTGAGGTAGTAACCATTGGCATAGAAGCAGAAGTCAACGGTGCTCCATTCTCAATTCAAAAAATCGACATACATGCTCTACTAGGGAGACTTATCTAAATGTCTAATTACACTAAGACAACTAACTTTGCTACAAAGGATTCTCTCCCTTCAGGCAATGCTGCGAAGATTGTGAGAGGAACAGAGATAGACACTGAGTTTAACAACATACAGATAGCGAGTGCTACAAAGGCTGATTCAGCTAATGCTACGCTAACTGGAACAACTACCGCTGTAACCTTAGATGTATCAGGTACGTTAACGGCTGGTACAATTACTGGAGGTTCTTACTAATGAGTGACGTCTTAAGTTATACAGCAAACCCAGGAGCTGGTGATCCAGGAAGCCCTTCTTACACAGGCACAGGTGGCGCAGGAGCTGTGCAACCAGCAGGCTTTTTTGACGACATACTAGGTTTTCTAAATAACTCTACTGTTAACCAGGCACTACGCACAGGCGGTGAATACTTCTTAGGCAGAGAATCCATAGGAGATGTACAAGCACTAGGGCGTGAAGCTCAACTAAGATCAACAGCTTTAGCAGAACAAGGCCGCGCAGGTGCAGAGTTTAAGCCTTACACTGTTACAAGTGGCCTAGCTAACATAGCTACTACTCCTGAAGGTGGTTTTGGTATAAACCTATCTCCAGAGCAACAGGCTCTACAGGCGCAGCTACAGGGCCAAGCAGCGGGTTTATTTGGACAGGTAGGTCAAGACCCAGCAGCGCAGCAAGCGGCTATATTCGAGCAAATAAGAGCTACACAGCGTCCTGAAGAGGAGCGTCAGCGTCTAGCACTAGAAGAGCGTATGCTGTCACAGGGTCGTCTAGGTTTAGGCTCTTCTGCTTACGGTGGTTCTTCTCCTGAGCTGCTGGCACAAGAGACTGCGCGTCAGGAAGCTATGGGACGAGCTAGTTTAGGCGCTAGGACTCAGGCACTAGCAGAGCAGCAACAAGCTCTAGCAGGCGCTACAGGACTACTAAGTTCTGGTTATCAGCCACAGAGAGAAGCTCTTAATCTTCTACAAACCAGTCAAATACCTGCTGGCTTTGCTGACATTGGACGTAGAACTGGTACTGAGCTACAGTCTCAGGTAGGTAGAGTTGGTTTAGAGACTGGCTTGAACTACGAGAACTTAGCTAATCAACTACGTCTTGCTCAACAGCAACAGCTACTTGGTGGTCTACTGGGTCAACAGCCTACATACGCTGAACAGCTACAGGCTGGTAAGTTACAAATTGATTTAGGCGAAGCAGCAGGATTGTTTAGTTCGCTGTTTAATTTTGGAGGTTAAGGAAATGGCTAGACAAGATATTGCAGGATTACTAACAGGCATTAGCAGCACACAGCAGCCTGTACAGCAAGCTGTGCCTGGTTCTCCTAACTTCTATGGCGAGTTCATGGCAGCTAGAGGCAGAGGTCTACAGCAAGGTCTAGGTGGGCTGTTACGTGGTGGTGAGCCTTCTCCGCAGGAAAAGATACAGGGTGCTATGTTTGAGCTAAACAGCCCTACAGATAAAGCAGGTGCAGCTAAAACAACTCAGCAGCAGATACTTGATTTAACTAAACTGGCTCAAGTACAGCAGGTACAAGGTAACCCAGCAGGGGCAGCACAAACTGCGGCGCAGGTTCAGCAGTTGAAAGAGCAAGCATTAAAGGCTGAACAGGCTAAGCAACTAGCCTTAAAAGTTAAGCCAATAAACCCTAACCTATACGAACCAATACTTAATCAAGTTCCTGGGGCTATAGAAGCAGGTTTAGAAGCTCTTAAGCCTAAAGGCGAAGTGGTTAATCTTGTTAAAAATAGACAAGTAATAGGCACAGCAATACAAAAGCCAGACGGTTCGTTAGTTAATCAAGCTGGACAATCTATTACGCTTGGTACGAATGTTGGAGTTTCTAAAACTATCCCAGGTGCAGGAATAAGCCTTGCTCCAGACCCTGCTGCTAAGGTTCGGGCAGATATGCTGAAAGAAGACTTTCAGGATCAAAGATCAATGTATGATACTGTTGTAGCTAAGCAGCCTGAGGCTAGGCAAAAGATAGAGACTGCCAAAAGAATCTATTCCTCTCTTGAACAAGAAGCGCCTAGTGGTACTATTGCTGAAATAGCTGCTAAGTGGGCTTCTGACGTACAAGGTATTTATACTCTCGCAGGAAAAACAGCTCCTGAATCTATATTAAAAAGAGTAAATGACGCTGGAGCTTTAAAACAAATAGCTTTTGAAGCTCTTCAACCTTTAATTGACGCACAAGGAAAAGGTTTTACAGACAAAGATAGAGAAGCAGCTAAACTAGTAATGCCAGGTATTTCTCAGGTTTGGCAATATAACCAAATGGTTGCTGATTTAGACACGTTAGATGCCTACAAAACACAAGATCAAATGCTTTTTGCAAACAAGCGAAAAAAACTTGACGAAATAACTGACCAAGCTGGTGAAACTTTGTGGACTTCTTATTTAAACGATCTACCTATGTCTAAAGTAGAGACTGTCACAGCAAAAGGATTGACTTATAAGCGCCTAGTACCTATAAAAACTAATGAAGATTTGTCTCAATATTGGGTAAAAGAACGTCCTAGAGGCTTTAAAGTTAAAAACGGAAGTAAAGTTGTTGAGATGAGTTTCAAAGATATACAAGAAACAGCTGCGTCTAAAGGTATTGAGCTATCTCCTAGAGAGTATTTAGCTGACTTATCAAGACAAGGTTTACTTATTGATGGAGTTTACGAATAATGGCTGTCATTACTATAGAAGGGTACACTCCTACTGTAGCAAGTTCGGAAGGAGGCAGTGTTTTTGACATAGAAGGATACATTACTCCTAACCAATCTTTGCAGAACATTAAAACAGAGCAAGAGGCTCAGATGTTGGCTGAGTTACCTGCCTATGATCCTGCTGACTTGCCTCAGTTGCCTGTAGAAGGGGATGAGGATACTGGACAGAAGTCAACTATGGAAAGAGCTGTCGAAGAGATAAAGCTGCGTTTTTCTCCTATAGCCAATCCTGTGTTAGAAGTAATGAACGCAGTAAACGCTGGTGTCTACGGAACTGCTTTTGATTTAGCAGTGGCTCCTTACGAACTAGCTACTGGAGAAACTGTAGACCGTCCTTCTCAAGTAAAGAACCAGACTTATATGCCAGACCCTGAAGATGCTGAGATTCTCGATAAAGGAGCTTTTTACGCTTCTATGGGCATGGGTATTAACGCTGCGGCTAGAGTGGCTGTAGGGCAGTTTGGTAAGAACATGGCGCTAAACGCAGGCGCTAGATCAGGTTTTAATCCTGTTACAGGTAAGCCTTTTTCTAGAGTTGGTGGTGAGTCTACAGTGGCAGGTATTACTAGAGATGTAGCATCTACATCTATGTCTGGAGAAGCAACTATAGGACTAGCTATGGCTGCGGCTGGTCAGCTTTCTGAAGGGCCAGATATTAAAGTAATGGGCGCTGATCCTTTAAAGCTTCCTTTAGAAATAGCAGGTGGGTTAATAGCTGCTACACGACCTTCTACCTACATAGACGTAGGAACTGGTGTAGTTCGTGATGTTATGAAATCATACAGAGACATTCCTCTAGACCCTGATCTTATTGCAGGATTACTAACAGCAGAAGAAGCCGCTATTCTTAGACAGTACAAAGCTCAGTTTGGCGCAGACAATATGGATAAAGCCAGTACGCAGATTAGAGGAGCTCTTAGAAGCCCTATAGAAGCTAAGCAAGCGTTAGAAGCTGCTGCTAGAGGAGAAACTGTATTGTCTATAGCGCAAAAAGTAGACGATCCTGGGTTATTTACTCTGCAAAGATCGTTAGCTGCTGAAGACAATGTTTTTGCTGCTGACGTTAAAGAAGGAATAGACTTTGCTCAGGCTTCTTTGGCTAAAGAGTTTAACGATTTGATGAATCCTTCTACTGGAGAGTTTAACTGGCCTGCTTTTAAAGAATTAATGCCTAAAATACAGGATGATTTAACAAGACAAGTAGACGATAGAGTGGCGGCTGCTCAAGACAAACTAGCTACTATTAATAGAGCCTACGAGAACGATCCTGTGACTGCTTCAAAAGAGTTTACTAAAGTTTTTGATGAGATGCTCGCAGATATTACAACGCAGGAACAGCGTTTGTGGGGTACTATTAACGACACTGTTTTAGTGCCTACAGCTACTTTAAAGCAAGACGTTGCTCGTATACTGTCAGAAACAACTAAGCAAACTACACTGCCTAAAGAAATTATTGAAGAAATACTAGGAAGGAAAATAAAAAGAACAAGTCAAGGCTGGCAAGTTGTAGACGGGCCTAAAGGTAAACCTGCTCCTCGTCCTGGTGTAGTTCTTTTAGGCGAGGAAGCTCCTATAGTTTTAACAGAGCTTAGAAGTAAGCTATCTGCCATGAGTAGAAACGCTAACAAAGCTACTGAACCAGCACTACAGTATGACCAAGGAGTGCTTATAAAACTACAGCAAGCTGTTTTGGATAATTTAACCAGAGGCGCTGATGGTGTAGACCCTGCTTTGAGAGAAGTTTATTTAGCTGCTAATGCTTTCACTAAAAAGAAACACGATGCTTTAACTAGAAGCACGTTAATACCTGCTGTTCGTAAAACACCTGAAGAAAGGAAACTAGGAAAGTTACTAGGAAAAACTACTAAAGATCAGGAAGATATTGCTGTAGCTGCCAGTGAACTAGAAAACGTGTTTAATGTAACTCCTGTAACGCCAGAAGCTAAATCAGCAGCACTCAAGAACGCAGAGCAGTATCTGCTAAACAAGTTCTCAAAGGAAGTAGACCCTGAAGACTTAGCTACCTACGACTTGTTCATGGCTAACCACAGAGACTGGATTAGAAAGTTTCCAGAGTTGGGTAACATTATAAAAGACGCTAAAAAGAAAGCTAAAGCTCAAGGAGTGGTTGTACAGAATGCTTTAAAAGCGCAAGAGGCAAAAAGGCTTGATGAGTTTGCTACCATAGCTGGTGCTAACCCAGACACAGTAATTAAAACAATACTAAACAGTGCTAATCCTTCTCAAACTGCTGCTAGGTTTAAGCGTTTAATAGGTAAAAACAAAGTAGCTGTAGAAGAGTTTAGAACAGCTATATCTAACAAGATAGCTGCTGAGTCTTTAAAGATAGTTGATCTGCAAATAGCTGGTGCAGGTAAACAGCAAGTTCTTCAGCCTGTTTCTTTTGGTGAAATACTCATTAAACTAGGCCCTTTGATGGGTAAAGACGGAGGTTTATTTCTTAGTAAAACAGAAGTAAACAATTTAAGAAGATTGCATGCTTATACGTCTGCCATTTCAAGAGATATAGCTTCCGCTGCTGCTACAGGGAAAAACCCTAGTAATTTTAATACAATAGCTTTAGAGTTTCTTTCTAAGTACGGGGCTATGCGAGCCGTAAACGCTCTTATGGGGTCACAGTCTATTGTACTCTCTGGTGCTGTTTCCAGAGGAGCTACAGAAGGTGTTAGAAGATTGTCAGTAGACCAGAGCAAGGCTATAATGAAAGAAGCCTTTAAAAACGAAGAGCTTATGAAGATATTACTTAGTAACAACATAACTCAAAAGCAGCTACAAGCATTACAAGACCCCAATAAAGTTAGAACTGGTCGTGTCCTGTTTAACGCTGTTATGGAAAGAACCACTGGAGAGTAAAACAAAAAAGCCCTGTGCAGTCATCTACACAGGGCTTTTTAGTACCTCCAGAGTCTACACTATCTCACATGCCCCGCCTACACATGCTAACTCTTGACTTCCTGTCGTGTTATCCTCTTCCTCGTACTTCTCTAGGTCATTCCAATCCACACCCACTGGCATTGCTGCTACTAACTCATCATACTTCTCAGCGTCGATGTCCTCATAAGGAGCTTGTTGATATACATGGTCACTATATGGCAACAAACTAATCCCACTACACAAGTCAAAGTTCTCCCATATCCACTGTGCTACTTGCAGGAACTCGTTATCAGTGTAATAAACAGTGATGCTTGGTTTATGTTCGCACCAGTGGTTCTGATATGCTTTCCAAAGTTCTAGCTGCTGCATAGCACCCACCTGTTTAACCGTCACAGAGGACTCTGGAGCCTTCACAGGGAAGCTAAAGACTGCTGACGAGGGTGACATGACATCCTGCTCTACGGGGAATCCTGACTGTCCCATGAAGATTGCAAGCGGGTCTTTGTTGTCGCTACGTACTCTGCGAATGTAATGCTTAGAGAAGCGAGGATGGATACCACTAGCACTATCAACAAGTTGAGATACAGTGCCGCTAGGCTTAACGCACGTAATAGCC